GGTCGAAGGTCAGTGGTATGATCTCATACCACCAACCCATCTGACCGTTGCTCCCAGGCTTAACCGACTTCTTCAGTTCCATCTTCTTCCTCTGTGTCGTACTGCAAACACTCGCACCCAATCAACTGCCCTCCGCAGCCGGGACACTCCTCAACGTCGCAGCCGGGATGATGGTAGTGACCAACCTTCGCTCCACAGTCGTGACACCGCTCTCCATCACTACCCCAATCCGATCTCGTTTCTTCTCCGTGCTTGATCGGATCACCTGTGCTGCCATCCTTCATCGGTATCCCGAACAGGCGACAGCCATCCGACTCCTTCATCCCTTGCCCACAGTCCTTACACAGCGCACCGATCACATCGTAGTACCACTTCTTGATTTCATCTTCTGTCAGCCTCCAATGGTCTTTCGGCAGACACACGATGAATTTATCCTTGAACCGCTGGTGAGCATGGACCGCTGCTGACTTCTCCCCTTTGCCAGCCAGCGCGTACGGTAGGACTTCTTTCGGATCTTCTTCCAGGAAGTCCACCAGGATCGCTAGAGCCAGATCCGCAGGACCGCTGCCACCGTAGCCCCACTCAAATCCGTCCGGTGAATGGAAGTTGATGTGTCTCAGTGGCAGATCCCTTCGTCCGTTCACACAGACTGATAATTCATTCTGAAACCTTTTGCCTTGGTAGAATTTCATTTTCCCTCCAGTAGTGGTTGTTTGGCGACCTTCTTGACCTTCTTGCCATGTTGTTTCTTCACCACAGCTTCGACCATCTTTCGGTCGATACCGTAGATTTCACACGCACCCGTGTAGGTGGAACTGAGATTCCCTTCCCAATCCCGATCACCGCTCCGATGCACCAGCATTTCGGCAATCAGGCTCCGTCGCTCGGCCCCACTCGCTTTCTCCAAGTGACGGACCAGGGCCTTCCCGTAATCAACCCCTCCCCACTTGCGTTCGCACTTGGTAATGTCAATCTCTCGTCGCTTGACGAGGACCGCAGTTTGGTCGTGGTTGCAGATACCATCAATAATGGCCTTAGCGAGAAAGAGCCAGTAGTCGTCGGTGGCAACCAGCTTCTTGGCCTTCTCAGCGACCAGGACCAGGACTTCCTTGAAAGCCTTGGTCTGAATAGCCTTCTTTTCCCTGTCCTTCTTACCTTTGAGATTCTCCTTCTCCTTGTTGGACTCAGCATCCCGCGCCCACTTGAATTTCTTTCGTAAGACCTCATCGGCCTCCGATCTTTTCACAGTAGGGACCAAGCCACCGGGGGTTTCAATGAGTGTGATCTCAGGAGTTTTCTTGCCGAGCAGTTCCGCGTAGGTCCGGGACTTGCCATCCTCCCAATTCCGTGTCGAGAGGGGGACCAGGGTGCTGTTGCGCTTCACTTCGTTGTACTGCATATGCTTCAGGGCTTCCTTACCCGACAGGACGTTCTTACCCTGGGCTTCAGCTTTATGCACCAGGACCAGCTTATGGGCTTCCTCTTTGGCCCGGAAGCAGCCTGGGTCGGTGCATACGTCTGCACTCGTATTTGGGTAGAGATCCTTCTGATTCCCGGTGCGCTTGGGACAGGTGGTGCAGGGTCCAGCTTCGGTCAGCTTCGCATCCTGCGTGGAGAACAGAGATCCCTTGAGTCGGATCATGTAGCGTTCTTCGATGTGGTCCTTGGCTTCTCGAAAGCTCATCCCTTCGTCGCCCCACTGTCCCTCTACAATCTCCTCGATGGCTGTCCCTTGGTTGATCTCACCAGGGATACGGGCTACCAGCAGGGCTATGGAGTTCGAGATTACTTCCTCCTCCAATGCCTTCTGGCCCTTCTCGCACAAGTTCGCCAGCTTCAGCCGACCGTAGATGTAGGCTTTGCTCTTGCCGATCTTCTCGGCCAGCCCTTCAGCGGTGTACTGGAGCTTGTCGATCATGTACTGATATCCCTTTGCCTCCTCAATCGCCTTGAGATCCTGGCGCATGAGGTTCTCGATGAACTGAAGCTCCACGGCCTCTTTGTCGGTCAGTTCTCTGCTGATTGTCGGGATGGTCTTGATCTTGGCTTCCTTGCTGGCCCGGAATCGACGCTCCCCGACGACCAGCTCAAACTTCTTGCCTTTGGGTCGGACCAAGATCGGTTGCAGCACTCCGTGAGCCTTGATGCTCCCGGCCAGCTCCGTAAGCTGCTCCGGGTCGAAGTGTTTGCGTGGATTCGTCTTGGAGAGTGTGACGCTCTCCAACGGTAGGTTGATTACGTTGTTCATTCCCTATCCTTTCTTCTCTATCGTCTAACATTCCCCTGGTGAACCACTCACCATTAAAAGTATTTAATCATATACCCCTGGTCAAACGCCTGTAGACAACTGTTTTTGATACTCCCAACTTCTTGGCAATCTCCCTCCAGGGCTTCCCTTCTCTCCTCATCAGGATCGCTTCATTCACATCGAATCGAGTCTCCCGCCGGCCGAGTTGAATCCCTTTCCGTTTCGCGTTCTCCAGGCCAGCCAACACGCGCTCTCGGATCAGCTCTCGCTCAAACTCAGCCATGACCGCAATCATGCTGAACAGAGCTTTCCCTGCTGGTGTCGATGTGTCCACGGCCTCCTGGTGGGATACGAAGTCAATGCCCAGGTGGTCGAACTCGGCCAGGGCTGTAATCAAGTGCTTGAGACTCCGGGCGAACCGATCAAACTTCCAGACCATCACCACATCAAACTTCCTGCGTTTCGCGTCCTTCATCAGCTTGTTCAGTTCGGCCCGAGACTCCTTCGATCCACTCACACCCCTGTCAACGTACTCGGTGACGATCTCCCACTTGTGTCGCTGCGCCAGCTCCCGGAGGTCACTGATCTGCATCCCTTCATCCTGACGCAGGGTGGAGATCCTTGCGTAAATCACAGCTCGTTTCATAAACCGCAACTCCTTCCACCCACCGCTATCGCTCCCAGAACGCAGCCGCCCACCCACAGGATTCGCTTGAAAACCTCTCCCCCTGTCATTGTGGTCGAGTCGTTATACAGCTTCACTTGCCTCTGCTTTTCAACGTCCAGCCAGTAGGGGAGAAACACATCTTCCTTCTTCTTCTTCGGCTTCTTCTTCTTCTTTTCCTTCTCATCACCATCGAGATAAACGGGCATCAATCACACTCCTAAACTGGACAGGGGGTTGTTATGTGCATCTGACCACAGTCAACACACAACTCGCATTGGTCGTGCGAATCCCAACAGGCATCACAAAAATAGAGTCCACAGCAAAAACACAGGTTCTCTGAATCGGCCTCCTTGATCGGCCCTTTGCATGGGCCAGCACAGTTCGTCATTTCGATAGGGATCGGCGGTGCTTCGACGATCTTCTTGGCTACGTCCAGGATGAGGTAATACTCCCTGATCCGCTGCATCACCCCTTTGGGTATCAGCTCACCGTTGGGGCCGATCTCGACGTAGGGGTAACCATCAAATGAGGCTCCCATGTGGAACAGTTTCTTACCATCACACGCGAACACCGCTGGCCCGTACCCTCCCCCTGTTCCACTGTTGCCAATGAAGGGAATCTCCGCTTCGGCTAACTCCTCCAGGTCGGTCAGTCCCCCGTAGTTGATCTCGTCGATTTGCCCTGTTATCCAGGTTTTCTCATCGTCGATGATCTCGCTAAAGGGATGCTCCTCTGGATCGTCCGGGTGAATAGATACCCCACCGAACTGTTCAGTGATTTTCTTTAGGTCGCTCTTTCGACAACTGAATTGTAACCACGTTCTGTCACCCATTGTTCTCCTCCTTGATCTCTGAAATGTCCACCGTCTGCTGGTCAACAAAAGTCTCTCCCGGCTTCCAGTGGTTGTCCTCGTTGTGGACTTGATTGTGCGCCGCAGCCGCATCTTCGGCCTCTACTACGGCACAGTGGTCCTCCGTCCAACTGACTCGAAATTTCTTCTTCATCCGTTCACCTGAAGTCTGTCTGCGCCCAATGAGCTGTGCTTTGCCTTGAAGTCAGGTTCATGCTGTATTGCCAGTGGACCATGACCAATCCCACTCACGATCTCTGTTCCACAACCAGGGCATTTGTACTGATCCCCGGCCCAAATCCGGTAGGGCTTCCAGTGGCCCTTGTCAGCGATTGCCGGGTTCGTCCCACGGGTAGCTGGACTCCCCTCAGTGAAGTAGTAATCGTTCTTGATAACCTTGAAGAATCTTTGGCACGGAATACAAATTGGTTTCATTTTTCCTCCAGTTGTTTCGCACGTTTTAGAGCCATTACGCCCACCCTCCAAGGTGAGCGTATCGCCCTAGAACTCCGCGTCTGCTCTGGCTTCGTCACTCAACCTCTGCTCCTCTGCCTGCTCCTCAACCTCTGCTCGTTCTTCCCTGGTGGGACCGTTCAACGCCTGTTCCACTGGTGATGGCGTGTCACCGTTGGTGCGCTCCAGCCGAAACATCTGCATGGTTCCCCCGGCAGAGCCTTCACCACGCTGGAAGGTACTCACCGTCCCGTTTGCTTTCAGTCGGGCCAGTGTCGCCCGGATCGCGCCCTTGCGGTCCTGGCCTTTGTACGGCCATCCAGATTTCTCCAGGTCCGTGTCAATCTCGTCCAGCGTCAACGGTGATGGGCTGCGCTTCAACGTGGCAATCACCGCAGAGGAAGTCTTAGCTCGGCTCCCTTTCCCCCGGCCTGGGTGGATGCTGGTCGGCTTCGACGGTAGTGCCTTCAATCGGCTCGTCGTCGTCGTTGTCTCCTCTTTGGGATGCTTCTCTAGGTAAGCGGCTCTCGCCTTCGCGTTGCGCTTGTTCTTTTCTTCCCTGTCGGGCTTTACCCTCCCCTTGGTCCTGGGCTTCCTGCGCTTGCGCTCCTTTACCCTGTCCTCAAGATCGCCAACAGTCTTTAGGACGCTGGTGTGCTTGTTGGTGGGCTGGTCGGCTGCATCACAGAACTCAACTGCATCCTGGGCTGTTTCACAGGCCACCGGGATTCC